GGACCATGTAGCTTTTTTATTTGCATCAGCTACAGGTGTTTCTAAAGTTGGTTCTTTTAGTCATTCTAATGGTTCTAGCACAGATGTAGATTGTGGATTTAGTTCTGGCTCAAAATTTGTATTAGTTAAAGATAGAGATCAGGGTTCAGATAGTGGTGATTGGTACGTTTGGGATAGCACTAGAGGTATTGTTTCAGGTAATGATCCTTATACACTTTTAAATTCAGATGCAGCAGAAGTTACAAATACAGATTATATTGATACACTTAGTAGTGGTTTTCAAATTGCTAGTGGCTTTGCAACTGGTGATTACATATTTTACGCAATAGCAGCATAGGAGATAATAATGGGTTGGGTACGAGAGAGAAGCACAGGTAGGGTAATGACGGATACTACTTGGATTGTAGAAAATAAATCTAAAAGACCACCACAACCTTTGACCACAGAGTTTATGGAACATAATCAACTTGATCCTGTGTTTGAAGGTTCAAGACCTTCTACTACTCCTCCTTATCAAACAATAGTAGATGATGGAGTAGAGTATAAAACTGATGGTAAGTGGTACACTAAGTATAAAGTAGGTCCTGTTTATAGTGACTATACAGATAAAGATGGTAAGACTGTAACTGTAGAAACTCAAACTGCTACTTACAAGGCAGGTGTAGATACAAGAGTAGCTGAAGAAAATAGAAATCAAAGAAATAAATTACTTGCAGAAACAGATTACTTTGGTCTTTCAGATGTAACAATGGCAGACAATATGAAAACTTACAGACAGGCTCTAAGAGATTTACCAAAACATTCTAAATGGCCTCACTTGGAAAGTAGTGATTGGCCTACTAAACCTTCATAGGAGAGATAATGGCACACAAGGTAGTAAAATATAGATTAACAGCAGAAGGCACAATACCAACTTTCTTAAAGTTTGGTGTACCTCAAGGAACAGGTGGTATGTTTCCTGTCAAAGATAGTACAGCAAGTCCAAGAGATCATGTGATGATTGGTATTGCAGATGATGGAGCAGATATATCTAGCTCTGAAGGTGAGATTACAAGTAAGGATGCTTTGACTACATATCTTACAAGTGTGAGTAGTGGTAAAGGTTGGAAACAAACAGCATCAGATGGTAGTGAAGAAGATTTTGTACCTGCAACTCATGCTACAATAATATGGAATGATTTAACAACATTAAATGGTGGATAATTTGAAAACTGATTTAGTAGTAAAAGATATACAGAATGCTTTGGTTAAAGTAAAACCAGAATATAAAACTATGTTGAAGAACATAGATAAAAAAATGCCTGTTATACAAGAAGCATCTAGTAACTTTCATAAGTCACACTCACAGTTTATGGGTGTAACACTTGATGTTACTGCTATTACTCCTGTTCGTTCTATTAAACATACACTAGCAGAAGTTAATAAAACAAAGAATGCCCTGCAAGAAGCTCACATTAGAATGCAAAAGAAAGCTGTAGAACTAAAGATGAAACAGCGTGAGTTACTTGAGTGTCAAGATGATCTTGAAAGAGAAATGTTAGAGATAGAAATATTAGAACTACAAACACAATCTGTTAATTCACAAGATGCTGTACAGGGTGCAATACGTAAGATGAACTTCTTTGTCAATCAATATAACTCTTTGTTAAAACATCTAGGAGTAGATGAGATTACAGAAGAGATGTATGAGAAAGAAGAGAACAGATACCACATAATGACAGCTATGAAACAAGCTCTTACTAGTGCTAGACCTAGAGGTGGTATTATAGATGAAGGTAACATGATCTATCTCTTTGATTTAGGTATTAGTGGTGCTCAAGCACAGGCTGAAATATTTGCTTATCTTAATACAGAAAATGAACTAATGAAGAATGGTAAAGCACCTACACATGAGATGACTATGCGTTGGCTAGAAGCTTGTGCAGATAAGTGGGAAGGTGATCCACAAAAGTTTGCAGAACGTAGAGGTTTTACTCTTCTTGATAAACAGTCATTGACTAATACTAAGAAGATAGAGAGTAAGACAAAGCACTAATGTTTGATCCAATCACGATAGGAGCTTGTTTAACAACAGCAAGTACTGCATTCTCAGGATTAAAGAGAGCCTTTCAAGCAGGTCGTGATATAGAGCAAATGAGTGGTGATTTATCAAAGTGGATGAGTGCTGTGTCTGATATAGAACAGAAAGAAAAACAGGCAAAGAACCCACCTATCTTTCGTAAAGTCTTTGGATCAGTGGAGCAGGAAGCACTTGAAGCATTTGCTGCTAAGAAGAAGTTAGAAGAACAGAGATACGAACTTAAAACTTTCATACAGTTTTCTCATGGACATAAAGCTTGGGATGAGTTAATAGCAATGGAAGGTAAGATCAGAAAGATCAGACAAGAACAGCTATATAAAAGACAAGAGTTTAAAGACAGGTGTATTGAAGGTTTATTTATATTGTTTTTAATTTGTACAATTGTAGGTTTTGGTTGGCTTGTGTGGTATTTAAAATCAATTCAGGAGTAGTAGATGGAAATTAGTGCATGGATGTTTTGGAACATTATCTTAACATTAGTAATAGCTCCTGCTGTATGGGCATTTAGAGGACTTGTACAGGAAGTAAAACGTATTGATATACTCATAAATAAAACAAGAGAGGAGTATGCTACACGTAAAGAACTTAGAGATGATCTTACACAGGTAATGGATGCACTACATAGATTAGAAGATAAACTAGATAAAGTATTGAGCAAGGATTAGATAGATGGCAAAGAAAATGACAGCAACAGAAGCTGCAGCTAAATTAACAAAAGCTTTTAAGTTAGATCCACCTCTTCCTAATAGATGGTCAGTTATATTTAGGGCAGCTGAAAGATTAGGACATTCTGCTAGAGCAATGATTAATGCTGATGAAGGTGCATTTGTACAAAGTGAAGCATTAGGTTTTTCTAATGGTGGTTATGTTAAAAGTTACATAAATGATTCAGGTACACTTGTTAAAGAAAGAGAAGATGGATCACTTACAAAATTTGGTGCTGCAGGTAATGTAGTTGAATTTGATGCTCAAGGTAATGTAGCTTCTAATGTTTATGGTGGTCATACATTAGGTCAAGATAAAAAAGCTAGTGTTAAACAAGAAGAGTTAGATCAAGAAACTCTTGGTGCTCTTAATCAAACATTTTTTAATCCTACTATTAAAAGGGGTGATAGACAACTTATACCGGGAAGAGATGGTAGTGGTGGAAGTGCTGATTTTTTTGGTAGAGATTCAACAAATGTAACTAAAGATGCTTATGATGCTAAAACATCAGGTGGTGATGGTGGTGAAGGTATTTTACGTGGTAGAGGAGAAAGAGTAAGTCAACTTGTTGATCAAGGTGCAGCTGTCTTTTTTGATCCTACTAGTGGTACTGTAAAAATACAAACTCCAGATGGATCAGTTGCAGATCTTGCTTATAGTGCAGCTCAATATGCTGTAGGTCAAGGTTTAGTAAAAGGAAAACCTACTTTTGGTGCTCAAGAAAAAACTAAAGAAGAAGATACTACACCTGCTCCTACAACTCCTGCTCCTCCAGTCATGTCAACACCTAGACAGTCTGCTCCTGCTCCTGATATGCCTAAAGCTGTCTCATTAGAGCCTAGTCAAGCAGAAATTGATAGAGCTGCTGAAGTTTTTGTTGATGATGCTGTAGTTTTACCTACTGGTAGTTATGATTCGCCATCAATACAATTACCTACTGTAGAAGCTCCTGAAGGAACAACAGCAGTAGATGCACCAACATTTGAAGCTAATGTACAAAGACAAGCTGAACAGTTTAAACAAAGAGGGATAGATCAAGCTCAACTTATACAGCCACAAACTCGTGCAGAAAAGATAGCAGCAGGTCAAACTGCAGGAAGACTTGAGCAAAGACTTTATCAAAACAGACAGGGTATGTCTACGTATATTCTTGGTGTGTATAATAGTGAAGGTGTGTGGACTCCTTCTCAACCTATACCTCAAGGATACAGAGAAGCTAATGTAGGACAAGTACCTTATCTTGTACAGCAAGCAGCATCTGCTCCTGCTACACCTAATGTTGATGTGACTACAAACCCTTTTGGTGTACCTGCAGATAAAGTTGGTGATCCAGAATATGTTAATGTTTATCAAGGTGGTATGATTAGAGGTTATAGTCCCGGTGGTATGCCACAGACTGATGATTTTCCATTGCCTAACGAAGAAGATGAAACTAATCCTACAGTTAATGTTGCAGGACAACAACTTGATAAAGGACAAGTAGCACAAGGTCAAGCTGATCTTACTGCAGGTGCAATGTTAGATCCTGCAGGTACAGTAGTAGCTCCTCCTGTAGCTACAATTAATCCTGATGCAGAAGGTACAGTATTAGGTGCTACTACAGGTCAGACAGCAACTACTGCTCCTATTATTACCGATCCTGCACAGGTTGGACAAACAATTACTGCAGATACTCCAGACAAACCTGATGTTACTAAAGTTACAACTCAAAAGGCACAAACAGATGTAGAAGATGCTCTTAAAGATGTAACTGGTGCAAAGTCAGAAGGTCCTACAAAAACAATAGAAGCACAAACACAAGATACTACAAAGGTATCTGATCTTGAAGCAGCTCAAGGAACTACTAAAGAGATTCAAGATCAACTAAAAGCAGATATGCCTACTAGACAGCTATCAGCAGAAGAACTTGTATCAGGTAGTGCAGTAGATCAAACCAGAGTAGGAGAAACTTTTGGTACAGGAGAAGTAAAAGCTGCTTCTATGCAAGATGAATTAACTACCTTGATGGATCAGTTTGAGGGAGGTAACACACCACCTTGGGCAGCAGGAGCAATGCGTAAAGCTACTGCAGTGATGGCACAAAGAGGTTTAGGTGCATCCAGTATGGCAGGTCAAGCTATTATACAAGCTGCTATGGAAGCATCACTACCAATAGCACAGATAGACACTGCTAATAAACAACAGATGGCTTTAGCTAAAGCAGAACAAAGAGCTAAGTTTATGCAGATAGAGTTTGACCAAGAGTTTCAATCTAAGGTTATGAATGCTGCAAAGGTTAGTGAAGTTGCTAACATGAACTTTACTGCAGAACAGCAGGTAGCACTAGAGAATGCTAAGATGGCACAGACTATGAATCTTGCTAACCTAAATAATAGGCAAGCATTAGTCATGGCTGAAGCTGCTCAGATCTCTCAGTTAGAAATGGCTAGTTTAAATAATAGACAGCAAGCTCAAGTACAAAATGCACAAAACTTTTTGCAGATAGATATGGCTAATCTTAATAACGAACAGCAAGCAGAAATATTCAAAGCACAAACTGTTGCTAATACTATCTTGAGTGATACTGCTGCATCTAATGCATCTGAACAGTTTAATGCATCAAGCGAGAATCAAACTGAACAATTCTTTGCTAGTATGAAGTCTCAGATCAGTCAGTTTAACTCTGCACAAACTAATGCTATGTCACAGTTTAATGCAGGTGAAGCTAATGCTATACAAAAGTTTAACTCAGAGTTACAGAACCAAAGAGAAGTTTTTAATGCACAGATGTATGCACAGATAGCACAAGCTAATGCTAAGTGGAGACAAGATACTACCACTATAAATACTGCTTCTGCTAACCAAAGTAACTTTGAATTTGCTAAGAATGTTAATGGTTTAACTAATAAATCTATTGATCAAATATGGCAAAGAGAAAGAGACTTAATGAGTTTTGCTATGCAATCATCTGAAGCTGCTATGGATAGATCACTTCAAATAATACTAGGAGATAAAGATTTAGAACGTGTAAGAATGGAGCTTGATGCTAGAGAATCAGAAGCTAAAGGTTCTTTATTTACTAGATTTTTATTTGGAAGTGGAGTTAAAGGTGGATTTGGGGGAATACTTAAAAACATTTTTTAAAAGAAACAAAAAATGGATACTTATTTTAATTACTACTGTCGTTTTGTTGGAGGTTATAATGTCGTATATTCCGGGTTGGAAAACATTAAAAGAAGAAACTGTTGATGTCAGTTCAGATAAGGGGGTTGTGCAAACTGCTAGTTTAATGCCAAAAAATAAAACTACAACTGATGCAACACCTGAAAAGAAATCTCCTATCTCTGATTATTTTAAATATTTTTATGATGGTAATCAAGAGTACCTTAAACAAATGTCTGAAGGTAGAATAAAGTCTTCAGAAATTTATAAAGAAGGAAGAGATTCTAAAACTGGATACGTTGATATAACACCAGAAGAATTTGCCAATAATTTAGCTAGTGATCTTACAGAGTTTGGTTTAAATGATAATCAAATTGCAGGTATTATTGGTAGTTTAAATTATGAATCTTTAGGTTTTACTCGTTATAAAGAAATAAAAGGTCCGGGAATTTCTGCTGCTCAATATACTAATATGCGTGGCATTGATGATACTAAAAGAAAATTTCTTTTAAAAAGGAGAGATTACGCAGGTCTAGTACAGATAGGAGCAAGGAAAGATGCTTTTATAGCCTTCTCTCAAGACAAGGATTTAGATCCAAAAAGTTATGAAGCTTTTAGAGATTTCATGTTTTATGAATTTAGAAATACATCAGAAGGAAGAGTTATTGAAAAACTAGATAAGGCTCAAAGTCCTGAACAAGCTGCTGATATTTTTACAAAAGTATTTTTAAGACCTAAAAAAGAAACAGCTAACTTAGAGAAAAGAAGAAAACTTTCAAGAGACTTTAAAGAAGGATAAACAGAATGCAACTTGATAGACCAATTCCGGGACAGTCACTTACGACAACACCAAAGGGTGCTCCTTATGAAAGACCCCCTGAATTAACTGATCCAATAGATGCTTTAGAAGCACACCTAGATAACCTGATGAAAGATGGAGCAATGGAAGATGTTCTGTTTTTCTTAGAAGAAGGAGTAGATCTTGTTACACTTGTTGAAGGTATACTAAGAAGTGCTGTTATGGAGGGTATACATTCAGTAGATATAAGTCTTATCATTGCACCTGCACTGCATGAGTTTATCAAGGGTGCAGCCTTACGTGCAGATGTAGAGTTTGATGAAGGCTTTGAACAGAAAGATGCAAAGAAGATTATCTCTTACAGAAGAAACGTAAGGAGAGCACAGCGTATGCTTGATGAGG